AAATGGATGCCTCCCGAAATATATCGGGAAACATCCACTAATGCCATTTAACTAATTTATATGCGTCCAGTTTTTGGGGTACACATCATAATGATGCTTACTGAACCAGCCTCAGGGTCCCTCACTTTTTACCCGATTCTATAAAAAGTCTTCCGATCCTGTAGACGGAGGAATATGTGCACACGCCTTTGTTCAGGCGCTGAAATTGCTTCTTCCTGATTGGGTCCATTCATCGACGTCCTCGATCTTGAAGCGCCACTGACTGCCAACCCGAACAGCTGGAATATCCTTTTTCGAACAGATCCAAGAGCGATTGGTCACGGTACTGACATCAGGATATTCAGAACGTTCTTCAATGGATATCCACTTTCTTTAAATTTGAGATATAGCCAGCCTCTCCTTACATGAAATCCATGAGTGACTGAGAAGAAGACGCATCTCGATTTCCTTGGCATCCTGAGAAAAGCCTGACGCGCATTTATGAGCAGATGGCAATCCTTTTGACCTCTTATTCATGGCGTATTCCGCAGCCCAGCAAATCGTATAAAAAGATGAAATCAGTCCCCACCTTTCGTCATCGTGTCCGAATCCCAAGTCCTCATCAAAAAGAAATCATCTTTCTTATGATTCTTCATATCTACTTTTTCTTATCATTCTATTCATCCTTTGATGATTTAGATTGTACTAAAATTTAAATTACATGTAAATTTAGTATTTTCTAATTATAGCGATATCCATAGTAGATAAGGATCCACCCGCAGGATACAAACACATTGTCTTCATCGCAAAAAAGACCCTGCCCTTTTTCAGGCAGAGCCTTCTTTCCCATGGAAAAAGAGGAAAAAATCGGTCAATCATCGAAATTGCTTTTTCCTGATTTGATCCATTCATCAATATCCTTGATTCGGAAACGCCACTGCCGCCCCACCCTTTTTCCAGGCAGGTTCTTTCCACTGCGCAGCCAGTAGCGAACCGTCACAGGACTGACACCGATATATTCGGCGACTTCTTCAATATTGATCCAACGCTCTTTATTTTCATTCATAAGCCCTCGCAATCTACGGCCGCCAGAAAAATCAATTCTGGCTCCTACCGCCCTGCACAGTTCATCCTTATGGAAGGTATGAACCCCTACGACGCTCACCGTATCTCTTTCAGGAATCGTGCTGCGATTTATTTTTTGAATGATGACGATTTATCTTTCATTGAATCATTCTTATATCAAATATATTATATAGTAAATATTTTATAACTTAAAGTTTTGTCCTTTATATCACGATGTTAAAGTAATATTAAGTACCAAGTTTTACAATTTATAAAAATCTACATCTTTTATTTATCAATTTGATAACAAACCCTCCAAATTGTAGACAACTCTTCTCCACGCCTTCCCAAAATCAACATTTGCAATTCTTGTCATTTTAGATTATAATCTTTCATATCCCTGTGTGGCTTGACGCGGGGATCTTTATGCGGATGTGGCGGAATTGGCAGACGCGCTAGACTTAGGATCTAGTGTCTTCGACGTGCAGGTTCAAGTCCTGTCATCCGCACCAAAAAAGGACCTATCGCTTTGAGCGACAGGTCCTTTTCCTTTTTCATTTACACCAAACGACGTTCATAGGGATCACTGCTGATTCCCTTTTTTAGGATTTGTTTGGCCCATTCCTGGGCGCAAAAGAGGGAATGGTCCTTATAGTTGCCGCATTCCTTTTCCTTTGTTCCCGGCACGTCTTCCCATTTTGTCGTTACAATAAGTTCCAACGCTTCCTTGAGGGCTTTTGCCACGTCCCTGGGATCATGGTGGCCCCAGCACAGGAGATGGAAACCTGTGCGGCAGCCAAAGGGAGAGCAGTCAAGATATCCTTTGATGCGAGGGCGTAGATAAAGGGCCAAAAGATGCTCTAAGGTATGCATGCCCCCTGTAGGGATTTCTTCTTTGTTTGGCTGGGCCAGGCGGACATCAAAATTGGAGACAATATCGCCGTGTTCCCCTTGTTCTTCCCCAATGAGACGTACATAGGGGGCAATGACCTTTGTATGGTCAAGGGTAAAGCTTTCGATGATAACTTTTTCCATGATTGTTCCTTTCCGCGTTATCGCATGACAGCAAAAGTCGTACATAAATCAAAACTCCCCACCCTCTTTGAGGATAGGGAGCTTACAGTTGAAGTGGTGAACTTACCCATACCACATACGAACCTCACCGTACTGGTATCACAGGACTTTTTTACAGTCCGGATCCGGCGGGAAGTCGCATAAAAATAAGGGCATAGCACAAGTAACAGCTATGCCCTTTATTATATCATCAATCTTCGGTTTTATACACCCTTGGCGGTCTCTTCTTTTGCATTCTCCGCCGTTGCTTTCGTCAGCACGGTCTTTACCACAAACACCAGCCCTTCCATGACCAGCGGCAGAACGATGCCATCACGGACGCGGCACCAGCCGGATTCCTGAGGAGCCTGTGCCTTCACCTTTTCAGAAAAGCCATCTACGGCATTTTCAATGATTGGCATAACTTGTTCCAGCAGAGTGTTGGTGACCTGGTCTTTCAGTTCATCGGTCACGACATCGACATTCAGCGCATCAACAATATTGTCTCTCACATCAGTCCATTTACTCATGATTATTTTCTCCTTTTCAACTTTCGCAGCATACGGTTACTGGATGCTGCATTCATAGTCCGTTACCCCTCTGGCAATTGCCCTGGCAAAATCATCCTGCTTTTCTTCCAGCAGCTGTTCATCATCATCGTTGGAAATGAAAGCCAGCTCAACAAGGACCGCCGGAGCATCGGTGTTAGTCAGTACGTAGAGACCATTGACGCCAGGCGTAGCCGTTTTAACGCCGCGGTCTACAGTGCCCAATGCGTCAACAATCTGATTCTGGATGCAGGCTGCCAGAGCATGACCGGCAGAGCTGCCTGCACACGCCCATGTTTCTGTACCGGTTGCGGCAGCTGCTTCTGCGGAATTGCAGTGGATAGAGATGAAAAGATCTGCACCACTGGCATTAGCTTGATTGCAGATTTTTCCCAGGCTGTCGCACTGGAATACGTTCGTCACGCCTACGCCAGCGGCATTAAGGTAATTAGCGACAAGTTTACCAACTGCCAACGCTACATCACATTCGCGCAATCCAGTGTTGTCGTTCACCGCGCCCGGGTCCGGATTGCCGTTTGGCGCATGGCCAGGATTAAGAAATACGTTCATTTGTTGTCACCTCCTTTCGGTGTAGAGCCCTTGATTGTGCCGCCGATATATCCCAGCAAGCCGGTCACAATGCTCATGGCAAGATTATCGAGCCCATAAAAAATAGCCATTATCAGGCTCGCTGAAAGAGCAATAATGACTAGAATGTTTTCGATATCAATTTTTTCAAACTGGAACAACTCAACCACCGCCTTACACGTCATCCGGGAGCTTGTGCGGAAGGCTGATAAAGCGCTGATAGATACCGCTTACAATACCATTACCTCCCAGGTCGCAATATGCAGCATACATGGAACCTATGATTTCCACCGTATTAATCGGGGCATATCCTTTTTCAAGGCATGTTTCCATCCCGAAAATAAGACGGTCGCGCAGCAGGGCCTGCACTCCCTTGACCAAAGCTTCATTTCGTACTTCCTTTTCATCTTCTTGCTCTTTAATGCGTTTTCGCTGCTGTTTCCACTCATACAACAGGATGCCTGAAAATAAGGATGGCACGCCTGCTAAAAGAATCTGCCACCAATCCACTATTTATCCTCCTTAGTTGTGCTGTCGGCGGTCTTGCCAGGTTCAGCATCCTTGGGCGCTTCTTCCTGGTAAAGGCAGCACTTCGGATTCTGGCAGGTACCGTCATCACGTAAAACCTTCAAGCAACGTACACATCTCTTCTTGAGTTTAAATGCCATGATTGTGGTCCTCCTTTTATTCGTTCAATGCTTTCATATCCGAATCAAACTGTGCATCGAGATTTGTCAGTTCAGTTCTGAGTTCGTTCTGAGTATCCGCATCACCGACAAGAGACGCAGCCAGATAATACTTCATGAGTGCCTCTTTATCAGATTCATACGAAGATTGCAACTCCGCCTGCTTTTTCGCTTTCTGTTCATCGGCTGTTGGTTCTGGTGCAACATAGGCCGTAGGCTGACCATCAGCGCCTCGTACATATTCGCCAGTCAGATACTGGTTGTAATCTGATGCGGAAACGACATCTACAACAGCCGCATCCTTAAACAAGGTCTTGCCCCTTTCTTTCAAAGCAGCTAACTTCTCTGCGTTTTCGTCTTTGTTCGGGTCAAAGTCACAGATAATCGATCCCACACGTTTGCCGGCTGTATCAAATCCGGAAACGTAATAATCAACATTTGTACCGTTCATCCACTAATCCTCCTGTAGTAAAATGGCCTCCATGAAGGAGGTCTTTATTATGCGTAAACCAAATGGATATGGCTGCATCAAACGGTTGTCCGGAAACCGGAGGAGGCCGTTTGTTTTTGTAATATCGGAAAATGGCAAGCAAAAGCCTGTTGAATACTTTACCAACCAGATTGACGCTGAAATATTTCAAGCTGACTACAACAAGACTCATAACCATCGCCCCCTTCCTGGGCATCAAATCACATTGGAAGAACTGTACCATCGGTGGCTGCCAGCACACATGGCAGATACCGCGCCATCAAAATCGACACTGTGCAGCTATGAAAATTCATTCAAGCATCTATCATCCCTGCACCAGGAACCGTTTGTCAGTCTGAAATACATGGACTATCAAAGAATCATAGATGACATGAGAAAAAACGGGCTGTCGTACAGCTCGCTTAAAAAAGTGCGGTCACTCATTTCATTACTCTCTCAGTATGCTAGCAAGATTGAGCTGACTAATAAGAACTATGCTCCGCTCTTATCCATCGGAAAGAACAAGCAGGTCCGGCCACATAAACCGTTTAGCCGGCAGAAGATAAACCGTTTATGGAAAGCCGCTTGCAACGACAACGTTGATACTGTGCTGATATTGCTTTATACGGGTATGAGAGTCGGAGAACTGCTCTATCTCCATAAGTCAGACGTCAACATCCGGCAGCGTTTCATCCGGATCACCAAGAGCAAAACCGTTTCCGGCATCCGGATTATTCCCATCCATCCCAGAATTCTTCCATTGATAATTGCCAGGATGGATTCGCCTGGGACTACTCTTCTGAGTGATGCCAATGGGAACCCATATGACTATAGCCGCTATTGCATCATCTGGCGTGCAGTCATGCAGATCATCAACGCTGCCGGCCATACAACACACGATTGCAGGCATACTGTCACAACCCTGCTTGACAATGCTGGAGCGAACGAAACAGCTAAGCGGCGCATCTTAGGGCACGCAGGTGGCGATGTCACCGAACGCGTTTATACCCACAAAAATATCCGTCAGCTCAGAAAATGCATTGAATTATTAAAATAATGTTACTAATACGATACTATGAATCATGTGGCAACCACGATTTTACCTTATATTTTGTGATTTCGTGGTTGTTACTACTGTTTCCAGCAAATCTGATGAAAATACGGTGATTCCAGAATTACTGATTCCCAGAAATGTCCACAACCAGCGTAAATATTGATTGCAATAAAAGAAAATCTTTTCAGGGACCGTGCATATTCTCCATAGTTCTCTCCTCCAAAAGCAACCAGTATACAGTGGGGACTGTACGTAAAAAAAACTACTGCTACAGAAAAAATTGTATTGCCCGTTACATCAACTTTTTTACGTGGAAGTGTGACCGATGGAGGCAATGGCAATAACTCATACGGGCTCGATCTGGGGTTGAATGTCTATGGTCCATCCGGAGGCGTTAGCTATATATGCCTTTGCAAGGCTTAGGCAAATAGACAGTGGGGAGATTTTGGGAGCAATACAGCTAACAATTCAGAAACAACACTTCCGATTGCTTTCGCATCGGCGTTATATGTTGTAGTAATTACCGATATGGCTTCAAATGGTTATCCTTTAAGTTATGGGGTATATCAATTAAGCAGTAAATCTTTCTATGCCTATTCCCGTCGCAGCTCCAACGGTAATGTAGAAGATGTAATATTCGGGCGCTGGATTGCTATCGGACATTAAACAGTGGGGAAGTAACCGCTATGGATGGGTGGATTTTCCGGTGGCTTTCGCTCAGTTTCGTAAGCTTGTGACCAACCACCAAGGCGTGACGTGGATGCAGTCACAGGCCCGAGAATCAGGCACGCTTGCTGGGTTTACGTTAGACGTAGGGGACAATAATAAACCTGATTGCGACGCCCAATGGATCGCCATTGGGAAATAGACAGTGGGGAACATTTCAAGATATAGCGCAAGGATCAGTTATCAATTTCCCGATAACATTTAATAACAATGTTTTTGCAATTGCTGGAAATGACCAAAGTGAAAACGGTGATAATGCGCAAGTATTGACCTTTAGAGAAAAAAACATAACTTATTTTAAAATTTATAGCACCAGAATCAATCTGTCATCAGCAAACGCTTGGGGATGTTGGATTGCAGTAGGAATCTAAACAGTGGGGAGATTTTGGGAGCAATACAGCTAACAATTCAGAAACAACACTTCCGATTGCTTTCGCATCGGCGTTAT